GACATTAAACGTAAAATAGACGCAATGTCATTATCTTCAGTCTTTCGAAAATCTGATATTGTTAAAGAATTCTCTAGATTTGATCCGCAGTATATTGGAATTTATCTTGATACATTTGCTGATTTTATAAAGGTGCCAAATAAAAATTCTTACGTAGCCAAATATATTGCTGATAAATCTATGCAAAGATTATTTAAGGCAACGTTAGATACAACTTCTAGATCAAAATTAAAAGTAATGTTAGGAATGTCATCAGATATTGATCCTAAAGCATTAATAAATAGAGCAATTGAAATTACTAGACAGCAACTTGAAGAAGCTTATGAAAACAATCAAGATAATCTTCAAAGCTGGATAAAAATGCAAGTTTCATTTTCAGAGAAACTTCTTAAAGTGAGTGCAGGCAATAAGACAGATCTTGATAATCTTCTGCAAGAACTTAAAGCAGCACCTAAGTTTGAAGATCCGACGATCTATACTAAAGATCAATTAGAAATCATGTATCAGGAATCATTAAACAAACCATCTGAATAACACTTGACAATATGTGTTACGGATGGTACACTTATATTTCTTCGCCCCGCTGGATCTCGCTTATCAGTGGGGCAAAAATGTCTTTATCCCAAAATAAATTTTGGAGGTTTGCGTGTCTGAGTTTTTTGTTAGAGAATTAGATCCCGATATGGGAACTGCGGTTGCGAATCGCACTTATTTGAGAAAGTATGAGAAATGGCCGGACCTTGCTAAAAGAGTAGCTTTAGGAAATTCATTGTTACATTCTAGTGGAAAAGAAGATCGTGAAGCTTTAGAAGAATATATTTGTAATGCGTCATTTTTAACTGCGGGTAGGCATCTTCAACATGGTGATGAAAACCAGCCTAATAAGAATATTGAAATTCATACCAATTGTTCTACTGCTTGTACTTCATTTCTTGAGTTTCTTTTATTACTTAATGGTTCTGGCGTAGGTCGGAATTATAGTGATGAATTTATGACAGTCGATTGGCAAAATATGCCACATTTGTATTGTGTATTAAGTTCTGAACATGATGATTATCAGAAACAATTTCATCCTGAATATACACCTAAATTAAAAGTTACATCAAGAGAAGATTATGCTTCCTACCCTGGTAATCCTGATTTATATCATGTAGTCGAGGATAGTCGAGAGGGTTGGGCTAAAGCATTAGAAATTCTTGAAGTTGCCGCTTTTGAAAAGAAAAGGTATGATCATTATGTTTTCGATTTTAGTTTGATTCGTAAATATGGAACACCTATTAAGGGTATGCAGAATAGACCCGCATCAGGTCCATTACCTTTAATCTATGCATTTCAGCAAGCGGCTAAAGTTAAGTATATTGAAGGTATGATGCCATGGATGCAGACAATGATCATTGATCATTTTATGGCCGAGTGTGTTGTTAATGGTGGTGCTAGAAGATCTGCTCGTATTGCTGTTAAATATTGGAAAGATAAAGAAATCTCGAAGTTTGTAACAATCAAAAGAGATAACCCTGGATTATGGTCAAGTAATAATTCAGTTGGTGTAGATGCTGAATTTTGGGAACAAGTTGATATAGAAGGTAGTTTAGCTGAATCTTTATTTAATGAGATTACTAAGAGTTCATTCCAGGATATGACTGGTGAACCTGGTCTTATTAATCTTGATAAATTAACAATTAAGTAAACGAGGGAACAATGATCGGATCTGGAAAATATCAATTATCAACTGGCGCAGCTGCTTATTATGATTTTACGTCAAGCATTGTGGATAAATCAAAATATCCTCATATTACAAATCCATGTGGTGAGATAACGCTTAATTCAAAAGGTGGTTATTGCGTTATTGGTGATATTGTTCCATTCTTCTGTAATTCATTAGGCGAAGTTAAAGAAGTTGCTAAACAAGCTACTAGATTTTTAATTAGAACTAATCTTATGGATGCAATTTACGCCGATGAAGTAAAACGCACTAATAGAATTGGAGTTGGACAAACTGGAGTTCATGAGTTTGCTTGGAAATTTTTTGGTTATGGTTTCTATGATCTAATTGATGAGTCAAAATCTCAAATGTTTTGGGATTTTATCGGTGAACTGAGACAGACGGTTGAAATTGAAGCCGCTTCCTACTCTCAGAAATTAGGTTTAAATACGCCGCATACCTGCACGACCATGAAACCCTCTGGTTCTATTAGCAAGCTATACGCTTTAACTGAGGGCGCACACTTAGCCGCTAGAAAATTTTATCTTCGTTGGGTGCAGTTTCAAAATAACGATCCTCTTTTAGAACAGTATAGAGAAGAAGGTTATCCAGTCAAAGAATTAACAACTTATCCTAACATTTCCATTGTTGGCTTTCCAACAAGACCTCTTATTGCATCTTTAGGAATGAAGGATAAATTAATAACTGCACAGGAAGCTTCACCTGAAGATCAATATAAATGGCTTATGTTATTAGAAAAATATTGGCTGGGTGAAGGTAATAACCAAATTAGTTATACTCTTAAAATTTCTACTGAAAAATATACATTAGAAGAATTTAGAGAAACATTTAAAAAATATCAATCTAAAGTTCGTTGCTGTTCAGTTCTACCGCTTGCTAGTAATACTGAATTAAAAACTCTTTATGAATATTTACCAGAAGAAGATGTTACTGAAGAATATTTTATGGAAATCCAGAATCGCATAAGAAAGAATAATGATGTTGGATTTTCTATGAGTGAATTAATGTGTGATGGTGGCGCTTGCCCGCTATAGTTAAAAAAAAAGGGTTCAAACCCTTTTTTTTTCTAGATGAACTTCCCTATTGGCGGCCCAAGCCATAGGGTATTGTGTTCACGGGTTCAATCTAGATTTATACCATGCCGTATCATGGTATTAGGGCTGGCTATACTGGTAGAGAAAATATATGTATTTTATAGGTGAATGCTTATAGATTCCACCATATATATTATAACAAAATTTAATCACTTTTTGCAGTTTGATAGCTAAAGAAAAAGCCCCCTTAATAGGGGGCTTTTTCTTGCTCAGTTTTCTTTTCTTCAGCTTTAACTGGCTGAGTATTAAGAATATGTTCTGCTGTCTTTTCAACAATACTAGCCCAACGTTTTATTTCTGTTACGATCTGTTCAAACATATTTTCTCCTAATTAATAATAAGATAATCTTCATTATAATTTTCGAAAAATCTCTCCAGCATCATAATGTAAATGTCGTTATCTTTATCTTCTTCTTCGAGAATGTAATCACAAATCATTTTTTTGATTGTATCTCGTTCAATTAAAGTAATAGTAGCTGGTGCTCCCCAAGTAATATTACTTTCACTTAAGTAATTCCAAAAATTAGTACACCAATCTTCGCTTATATTAATATAAACAAAAATATCACTAACAGATTTAATATTAGCTAAAATATTATCAGCCATTAATCTACCTGTCTTTCAGTAGTTTCTTTAATATTTTCTTTAATAATTCCGGTACTACTAATTCCGTTATTAGTATATGTTGACGGAACTGCAACCTCACGCATAATAGAAGTCTTTAACGCAGCATTGGCAAAGACGGTTTTAAACATATCCACCGTATGATTAACCATTGCCTTACTGCATTCATGCTCGATTTCTAATTTCATCATCTTCTTTTCACGTTCAGTAACAGTAGACTCACGATCTTCAATATTCTTAAGTTTTGATGTTAAGTTAATATTTTGTGCTAAAATAATCTCGTTTTCTCTGCGATATCTTTCAACGTCTTTTTGAGTAAGTTCAAATCGCTTTGAAAGATCTTCATATTTAGCTTTGAGATTTTGTACAATCTCAAAAGCTTCTAAACTTAAAGTCTTTTGTTGAATTAAAGTATTGAGAGCTTCTAAAAGCTTTTCATCCATTAGGCACCTTGGACCGAAACGAGAGTTTGAGGATCTTTCTCAAGCATAAATCTATTTAAATAAGTAATTAAATCAATCTCAAACTGTTCTGGATCTTCATCATAAGCATCCAGTCTTGCTTGCATAGCATTAATAATATTTTTAAGATAAATGAGAGCATATTCAATGCCATCTAAATGAATATCCATTTCACAATCAAGAATATCATAAACAAGGTAATCAAGATCTTCATGATTTTTGCAAAGATCTTCTAAGTTGTAAGCCTTGTAAACTACTTCATTCATATGTCACCTTTCCAGATTGTTCAATTATATGTCCATCTTTAAAAGCAATGCGCCATATACAACCATCTTCACCACGACCATAAATAAAAGCATTTTCTTCCACGAATGGAGCGATAGTTTCAAATAATATATTTTCATCACCTAACTTCTCACCTAAGAAATCGTCAAGGAAAAATGCATTTTTATAATAGCTTAATCCAAATCTCCATGATTTAATTGCATCTATTAATGATTTATATCCATGCTCGTCAGAAGGTGAATCTACCCAAGAATATCGTTTATTATTAAGGAACAATGCATTAATAGCCTTCAAGCATTCTGAAGCATTCTTTTCTTTAATTTTTACGTTTTCAAATTCGTAGTTAACGCAATATCCCATTATTCTTCCTCCGTTGCATCATCGGCACAAGCCTCTGAACAGCAACATTCTCCATTTGGACCTTCAATTTTATCTTCTTTAGCAAATTCTTTGTTGCAAACATCGCAAGTCTTAGTAATTTCTTTTACACATTTATCTGAACAGCAAACTTCACCACTTGGACCTTCAAGTGCATCGTCTTTATTAAAACGATTATCGCAAACATCGCAAGTTGTTGTAATATCTTCATAACAAGTTTTACAAATATATTCATCATCCCATACGATACCATCATCTACATGAATTGAGTTATCACAAGAATTGCAATAGAAATAATTTTCAGTATAGCAATCTTCACAATATTCACATTGTTCATCTTGTATAAAAATCATATTCTCTTTGTCAAAAATTCCACCACAGCAATCGCATTTAGTATAAATTTCTGCACATTCTTTACAATAAAGATTTTCATCAATTAATTTCCAATCATGCTCATATTCAGCATAATTTTGGATTTCTTGCTTATTGTTAAAATGTACTGTTCCTTGACTATGATAAATTACTTTTACTGATCCATCATAAAAAATATCATCTACATTAATTTCAATATTATTAGAACAATTTTCATGATCGCAATGACAAAGTTCTACATAATTTACATCAGGACAATAACGGGCATTAGATTCTTCTACTCCAGCACCTTCTGTAGCTGTTTCGTTTTCCAGATGTTCCATCATTGTTAGATTATGCTTTTTAACACCTTTACATGCTGGACAACCAATTCCTCTGCGAAGCATATCTGCTTCCCACGCAATCATATCTCCGTGGTTAACTCCATATACATCCCAGGGTTCTCCGCATTTAACGCAAAGAATATCCATTATTTATCCCTTTCCCTAACTATTATCTGGATACCATCTTTATGCTTGGTTGGGAAAAAATTCATTAATTCAATAATGTCTGTCATTAAGTCAGCTTGACCTTCGACCGTTTCTGGATATATTTTATTTTTAGTTATTACAGATGTATTTGATCGAGCATCTAAATCTACGATTTCATCTTCGTAATATAAAATGAATCCATTATCTGCAACTGAAATAGCAAAATGACTTGTATATTTACTCGGAAATTTCATTTACTTTAAATCTCCATTCCCAAAATTCTGTATGAAGTTTAAGTAAAGCTCGACCAAATTTATAATCAAGAATTGAAAAATCAACTCGACGAACTGGATCAGTAACAAATTTCCAGACTTCCATTTCACCAGATGATAAAGCTTGAGTTTTCCAAAGATCATTTGTACAAGTACCAGTGTTTTCAATAGCAAGTTCATATGGAATTCCTAATTCGTCAAGTAATGCAAGACGACCAGCAATATTCCATTCTTGAAAAGACATACTCCAAAGTTCTTGCATTAATCCTCGCAAAAAAGATCTGATACAACTATTTTTTTGTTTTTAGTTTCCATAAAGCAATGAGGACTAAAATCAAAATTAAATTGATAGTCAAATGTTTTTTGAAATCTAGTAGCTTCTTCGATAATTCTATCATTAAGCTTTAATACATTAGTTAACGCTTGTTCAATTAGATCTAGTCGAACAAGTTTTTTGTGATCTGTAATTGGATATAACTCTTCACGTTTAATAATATAAATACTATGAATAGGATCTTCAATTAGATCATAGATTTTAGGGATATGTTCATATCCTTCTGATAATGCAAATTTATAATACTCGTATTTAGGACGTTCTTTCGTTAATACGATTACTTTATTTCTATGACAATCATAAATTCGAGTTTTTACACTATCATAAATACAAGCATATTCACCATCTAAACCTTCAGTGAATTTCTTAATTAAGCTTGTCTTGAGCCGCATTAATTTCTTCCTCCATCTGTTCGATTGTTACATCATATTCCCAAAAATCATCAATAGAAGCATCGAGCTTCACCCTGGGTTTAGATGAACAAGCTTCGTAGTAATGGAGTAACTCTCTCAGCGCCAAATATCCATTATCGACAAATAATTGCTTATCTTCTGGTGCGTGTAAATGCCAATCGAATTCTCCCCAAGCATTCATACCTTGACCAATTTTAGATTTAAGATTTTCAGTATCAAGAGTGAATGTAACAATGCTTGTACTTGGATCATAATTAAGAATTTTCATTATAATTGAATCATCAAAATAATAATCTACTTGATTATTGAAAAAAGATTCAATTTCATCAAGAATATATGTATTGATATTTTTAGTATATTTAATATGACGGTCGCAAATTTCCTGAGCAATTTCCCAATCATAATTTTTAAAATGATAACTACATGAATCCATTACAGCCTCTATAATGGCTTCTTCAAAATTACAAGAAGTATTTTTATTAATATTAAATAATTCTAAAAAATCTTCAAAGTCAATTTTGTATTCGTGAATCATAAATGAGTAATCTCCCTAGTGAAACATAGGTTAAATTTATCAATTAAATTACCACGTTCTTCGTAATCGTCATAATCTTCACCGAGTCGAAGAAAATGAATCTTATCTGGATGGATTGATTCTATAACTTTAACTAACTCATATTCAGAATACCACTTAACATGATCATATTTAATTAAAAATTGATCTTCATATTCTATCGCAAGTTCTTTAATTTCATCTTGATCAATATTATTAAGTTTATTTAAAATTTCTTCAAAAGTACTCTTCTCGATAACAAAAGCTACTTGTGAGATATATCCCATTCTTCTTTTCCCATAATAATACATGGATGGACTTGGAATGATTCTTTATTTTCCATTAAAGTTAAAGCGTGAAAAGCTGCAATCCAAGAGTAGAAAATTTCACCAGTACATTTTTCAAATCCACGAGATTTACCTTCTCTATCTTTAAGTACTATTACCCATACTTCAAATGGATGCATGTGCCCATCCAAATGTTTCAGTTGTCCATTCAATACTACAGGTTTCTTTTACAGGGTCCATAGTTACTTTAAAGTAATATAGTTTACCTTTATATTTAACCACTTCATAATATTCACCATGAAATGTAGTTACCCCAAATCTTTGACAAGTAACCTGATAGAAAACCTGTTCACTAATTTCATAGTTACGCCTTAATGATAAAGCCTCCTTTTCGGAGGCTTCACCAATTTTATTCGATAATCGAATTAGATGCGTAAACATATCCCAATGATTATTAATAACTGGCTTGTTCTGCATATACGTCCCTATTCCAACCTTTTCGTTGAGGATCGCTAATCATTTGTGAATGCCATCTGCATTCACGTTCATACTTTTCTTGACTTTCTTCGATATTCCATTTTGGAGCAAATCCACCATGACTTATAAAGAAGCGATGATATTCAATTGGACCATCGCAATCAGTACCGCCAGTATCACTATTAATAGACCAATATGGAAAACCATCTTCATCACGAACTAATTCAATTTCTAATTCTTCATAAGAAGAACCTTCTTCATGCCTTGCCCAAAAATGAATATTAGCTCTACCTTGATAAAGAGTTAGAATAAGATTTTGTCGGTAAGCAGGAATCTCAATAGCGACTCCATCCGTTCCATAAATACAATTATCTTCATCATCGAAAATAGTTTCCATTCCTTCATCTGTATTAAAAAAGAATTCACCGTATCCATCAAAAGTAACTTGCCTACTATCTACAGATTGACGAATGTAAAATGGTTCACACCATTTGAATTCAACAACTTCATATTCTTCTTTATTATAAACATCATGCCTACTATCATTTTCAAAATCAAAAAATCTATCTAACAATTCTGGCTTTGCACTATATCGGCAACCAGAAAGTCTATTTTTAAGTTCTTCGCCTGTGGTAAGTGGAAACTCAATATCTCCGCTATATTCGCAAGGGAACTTTTTTGTTTCTTTATTACGAATAATAAACATTGCTCATCCCAAAGAACAAGTAAGTAACCACTTACCACCTTCAAAAATATCTTCAAAATATTTATTCATAAATTCATAATACTTATAAAGAACATCAGATGGAATATTAAATTCATTTGGATCAAATTTAGTAGCTCCATTCCAAGATCCACGAATCATTGGCTCTGGTACTGCAACAACCGTAGAATAACAGCCATCCATACTACCACAATAAACCGCAGTTACAGGACACGGATTAGCTTGATCGAAATCACGAATCTCTTGATAATAAAAATCCTTTTCTTCTTCTGTAACTCCATCAATATATCCAGATTCACCATCTTTCCAGATATTCTTTTTATGCTTAAAACCTAACTCTTCACGCCACCAGGTATCAATATCATCAATATCACTCCATGGAAATTCATAACCTTCTTCGAATTCCATGCCATAACAAATAACTGCACTAACATCCATTCCCATTACTTATTCCTTATCTTAATAGCTGAAGCGTGACGAGGTACACCATAAATACTTAGAACCTGATATTTGAATTCAATTTCAGATCCAAGATAAGCTTCCTTATTATCCCAAATTCTCTTACGAGATTCATGGTTAAGATTTCCAGGGGCAACTTCAAATGTTGCATCAACCCACTTCACCATAAACTTACCAACTAACCCCTGGTGTTGTCCTTCACCTTCAATAATCTCAGTAATAATACCTTCTGTAGTTTCTTCTGGCTTAATCTTAATCCAATCATTAGATCGTTTACTTCCGGCAGAAGGTTGATATACATGATCAGTAGTTTTTAATACTGCACCTTCATAACCTTGTTCTAAGAACTCTTGATAGTATTTTGTTACTAACTCATGAAATTCTTCTTCACTCTTAGCTTTAATTCTATATGTAGGAATTAATCTAATTCCTTTTGGCTTATAATCTTCTAACAAGTCACGAGTAACTGCATATGTAGTAAAATAAGGTTCTTTATGATTCTTTTCCATCCATTGTTCATAATTATATATACCAAACAATGTATACACGGCATCTTCAGCTTGTTCATCTTTACGACGAATTGCACCAGTTTCTTCTAATGAAGCACCTGATTCAATTTCTCCATCCATTACAAAACTTAACTTCCACATCTTTTCGTTGACTTCTTGTTCAAGATGACGTAACGATGTAATTGGTTTGCCTGTACGTGTATAAAATTTAATAGCATCAAAAGCTTTTTTAATTCCAATATCACGCATTCCATCAATCTTTGGTTGAATGTAATGTTCTTTAGTCCAATCAATATTTTTTACTTTCTTGTACTGCTGTGCGAACATTACTTCGAATTGCTCAATCTTGAAAAGTTTGCACAACTTATTAATATCAGTTGCACCAATGCCAAGTCGAGTTTTATTTTCGAGAATATTAATAAACATTTTGATTTCTGCTGGCATTAATTGATCAGCAAAATCAATACATTTTTGCACTCCAGCATTACCTCTAAGTTCTTCTGAGGCAAGCATTCTTAAAAGTTGAAGTAATTCAAAATCCAATTCATAATCAGGCTTTGTTATAATTGGCATCATGCCAGATAAACCTTTAGATACCTTTAAAGTATCAACAAAAAATCTAACGTCTTTATCAAAGATAAGATTTAAAAGTTCTGGATGAAACGTGCTAATTTTACACGCTTCATCCAGTTCCCAAGCCTTATCTGCTTTTGTTTTAATCGTCGAAATCTTATTCAGAGTCTCTAGGATCAATTATTTCTCCGCAGACATTACATTTACCAAAGTAATCTTCATCTTTTTCCATGATTGGAAGCATGGAATTACGTCCATGACGGAGACAATAAATATCTCCTTCTTCTTTATCATAATAGCCAATTACTTTTGTACTATTGTTCGAAGGCATTTCTCAAATTCGCTTATTAAAGTAAAACGTTGAATTTCGGGACGATCAGGACATTCAAGATGAATCTTGATAATTGCATATCGTCCATCAGGTTCACGACAGATAATTAGTTTGTTAGAAGAAATCTTTTCTTTAGAATAAAGAATGGCATTTTTCTTTTTCTTGATATCATAGCCAACCATAACATCAACATCAACCACACTATGATTGATATAGTCGTAAAGTTCTCTACCGTAAAGAGGTTTATCTATTTTTTTACGATAAGTGAACCGATGAAGCTCTTGAAGCTTATAGTCAGATTCAATAATCTTATCAATCTTTTCTTTTACTGAAGTGATACCAGAAATATCAATTACACCTTCAATAAAATTCTCTTCAGAAACTTTACGTACACCACCAACTCTAACCTTATGTTTAGGAATTTGAATATCAGTTAAATAATAGCGAACACCACGACCTTTTCCATCTTTCTTAATTTCATTTAAGTCTTGAGCAGCTTGAAGCAATCGTTTAATATCTTCGATTTCTTCATTGCCATACTCATTACGAAAATCATCAACTGTAGCACCCGCATTACCTTTACGAGTAAGAACGTTGAGAATATCACGCAAGCGTAACATTTATACTCCAGAGAAAAGGATTCGAAGATGCTCTCTTAAATCCTCATAGTCACCAAACGTTTCAGCTTCGATATGATTGTTATGAGAATTGTACTTTTGTAAAATGAACTTACGTCCCTCTTGCTTAATACCAATTTTATTGTAAATAGTATGAGAAGTCTTTTCTATAATCACATTACGTTTTTCTTCTTTATTCCACTGAATATAACTCTGTTCTATAACAACACCAGATTTAAGAAAAGCACTTAACTTATTTTCATCTTTACCAAATTTTATAACCTTAGTAAATACACCTTGACCCGTAATTGGTTTAGATGATTTAAGCCATGCCTCTGCATCAGAACTATCTAAGCTATCCGCATAATCATCAACTTCAGTCTTTTTAGGTTCCTTAATCGGAGCCGCGATAATCGTTGCACCTTTCGCATAATAACGTGTACCTCTTTTTTTACCTTCTACAACAATAGATCCACTATCTATACCAGCTTTAAGAAATTGTTTCAACAGAGATTCGTCATTAAAGAATTCTCTTAATTCTCCACTAGAAGCACCATTTTTACAAGTTTTTAAATGTATTACAAGTTCTTTTAAACTATCCATTTTTCACATCCGTTAGCTGATAAATGAATTTAATTCCTGCGCTTAGATCTTCAAACTTTTCCAATCTATCTGAAACTCCATTACGCAAGAATTTAACCTGAAGCACTTCATTAGAATCTAAACCAATACTAACAGCAGTATATTCTTCTTCGCAGATTAAGAAATTACTTAATTCATCAATACGTTGCTCAACTTTACGATCTTGCTTTAACTGATCAACTAAACGTTCTACTTCGCTATCATTTACAGTTTTATAAATATATTTAGAAGCTTTCTTAATTCCTTCATGATAGATTTCTTCATCTTCGCAAAGTTTGCCAAGAACTTCTACAACATTATATCGTTGTACTCCCAATTCTTCAATAATCATGGGAATTGTTACAACTTTATGCTTTTTGATAAAATCGAGAATATCAGAATATAAACTAGATGAAGAAAGATCTTCTTCTTGTTTTTCCGTTTCATCTGTCACAAGTCTATATTTAGTCCAACGAAGCTCACCCTGGATATCAAGTTTCTCTTCTTGAACCAATTCTTTAATTGCAGATAAAACAACTGGAATAGAAACATCTTCAATCTTGAGGTCAGTTCGTGAGAACCAACCTGTAAATTTTGAAGATAGGTCTAGGATTCGCTGTTTTAAATCAGAATTATCGGTATTAGTATTACCGTCACTTTCTATCTCTACTAAATTAAAATTTGTAGAATAAAAAGCTCCTTTTTTATTGCCATACATTTTAATTTTATTATCAATACGAAGATTATTCAAAGCATAACGTAATAAGAATTCAGGATTGTTTTCAAATTTTTGAAATACTTCTTTAGTTACGAAACGTTCTTTACTTTGAGCAAATTTTAAAATCTTTTCCATCATTTCTTCAGGAACTTCTTTTCGTAATAATTCTTTATCGCTAAATTTATTTTTCGTCATGTGTGAATAGACCATCCATTATGTTTGGTTAACTGCATACTAAAAGGTTCTGATTGTAAACCGTTCTTAAGTGGTCCATGATAAATAAGAGCACCATTCATCCAACATTTTGCGCCATGCTTAGTAGTAATAACAGTTAATTCTTGATCTTTAGTAACTTCACAATCACTTAAATCAAAACAACTAAATCCAAAAGAATAGGCAGCAAAATCTTTATATAAAAAACAAACGTAAGGTTTTTCATCCCAACCTTGACCCATACGATAAAGTTGAGCTAACAGGTTATGTTCTAGATCAATTTCACGAGCATAATAAAGTGCTTCTGTTAAACGATCTTTCAAATCAACGGGAACATACAGCATCTAAATTCCTCATAATAGCATTATCATGTGCTTTGATAGCTTTCCTAGCCGCTTTATTAAACTTATTAATCTTTTCTTTAGTCATTAAATCTGGATTATAGAATATGCAATATGCAGCAATAACGCAATTCATGATACCTTCTGATGTTGCGAAAAGATGATGTTTCTTAATCTTGTTACGATTATATACTTCACGAATGATTAAAGCTTGAGCATTCCACTGATTTCCGCGAGAACGATATTCGTATTTATATGCTTTGCGTAAAGTATCTTCTGCATCATTACGACTTTCAAAAATACGTTCTAACAAATGATAAGCTTCTTTAATATTTTGAATCTCTTCATTAGTATAGAGCAACTAACTCTCCAAAAGAGTAGGAAGTGCATTAGGAAATTCTTGCATAGCAATTTGCTTAATAGCATCACTGAATTGACGAATTTCATATTGAGCATGACCATCTTCTCGTAATGTAATAAAGTGAGCGATAGCCTCAAGGCTCATGGTTACGCGAATCTCAGTCCACAAGGAAAGTGGTAAACACATACGAGCCATTTCTTTAGCTACACCCATTCTAAGCAATGATTTATATGCATCAAATGCAACTACGCAAGCATTTTGATAGACAATTAATGCATAACTGTTAACTGCATTAGAAAGATCTTCAGCAGAACCTTGTTTGTTATTAGTTGATTGGGTTCTAAAGTTTTTAGGAAGATAAAAACTATCATCTTCGAATTCTACATAGCGTCCAGACATTTCATTAATTTCAACGCCGATACGATGCTTGACAAATTGACGCATTGTGAAGATCGGCATCTTAATATGAAACGAAATATGACAATGCCTAAATGGAGACATATGTTTATTCTTGGCAAGATACTTTAAAAGCTTTTTATCTGCCTCTGCAAATTCAGGTTCAAAATAACTTAATGGAGCTTTGCAGTTTGGACATTCTTGTGGAACATGAAAACAATTGTTCACAATATGCTGCATCTTTTCATAAGATAAAAGATAAGCGCAATTTTTGCATGTAAAATCATAACTAGATTCTTTTGAAAATGAAACTCTCGCAGCATTAACAATATCTAATTCAGAACCAAGAGTTTTAACATGACGTACAAAACCATCACCAAGTACAGTGATTTCCATTTTACATTCCAGGATTAGGGTTGAGATTTAATTCGTGATTTGCAGCTTTTTCGATAGTTGCAAAGATAGGCTCCATGCAAGCAGACCAATCGTATTCAGAATCTTCCTCACAATAAGGTTCTCCAGAATCTTCATCAAAATATTCATATTGTGAATATTCAGTTTGATTAGCAACAATACCGTCTAAAAGAATAACCTTTTCTAATTCATTTTTACCTAACGTGGTAACTACAGGAAAGCGTATTGTGCAAGGACGATCTTTACCATATTCATCAGGATTATTAAAAGTAATATAACAATATTCATCATCGGCTTCAACTGCCCAAAGCCAAGTCATTCCACTAAGATGATTGCATAGCCTCTCTAAAGAACCTAGAGTAATCAGCTTTGCTTTATTTGTAACCATCCAGCTAAGCATTTTTACTTTCCTTTCCAAGTTCCGGCAGCTTTTTGTGCCAGTTCGTTTACTCGTTGATTTCTAATATCTTTACTATGTCCTTTAACCCATTTAGCAGTTACTGATTTATGCCTTCGAATTGCTTTATGTAATTCAAGCATTAAATCATGATTTAAACGCTTAGGATCTTTAATGAAAGAACTAATCCATTTATTAACAGTATCAACAACATATGTTGCATCACTTACGATTTCAACATTATCACATGGTCGTTTTAAGTAATTAAGTGCATCTATTACGGCCTGTAGTTCCATGCGATTGTTTGTCGTACTAACTACCTCTTTGCTAAAACTATTTTCTTTTTTAAGTTCATATTCTTCATGTTCTAGATTATAAACTAAATATTGAACAATAAATGCATACGCACCTACGTTTCTTAATCTTGAATATGCGCCATCTGTATAAATGATGACTTTAGTTTTACTCATATTCGCCTAACATAATCTTACAATAAATATACGCAGCTACTTCAGCATCAGCTAAAGCTCGGTGAGCTTGCGTATTTTTAAAATTAAAATACTCGCTCAAAGCTTTAAGATTATCAGCTTTAGGTTTAGTGAGATATTTTTTAGATAATTTCATAGTACAATCGAATGGTGGCAAGTCTTGCATATACCCAACTCGATTCATATTATATCTTAATTTACTTTCATCAAAAGAAGCATTATGAGCTACACATTTAGATGGCGCTAATTGCATTAACCATCTATGAAAATCATCATATACTTTATCGCCTCTTGCTGTTTTTAATTCTTCATTAGTAATACCAGTTATTTCCGTAATTTTACTTGAAATAGGGAACCCTGGATTAATTAATTCTTCAAAGGTTTTAATATTAACATCAAAACCATCAAAACTAAGACCAATAGCTCCAATTTCAATAATACGTGCATCTTTTTCAAAGCCAGTTGTTTCTAGATCTAGAATTCCAATAGTTCCGATCTGAGGCTTAGCTTCATATAAT